GTGGTGGCGGAGGTGGTGGTGTTTCAGGCCCTGCGGTAGGTGGTGGTGGTGGCGGTGGTTGCGGTGGAGCTATTTATGTAGGTCCTGTAACTGCTTCAACAGGTTATCCTGTAACTATTGGAAGTGCTGGAGGTGGTAGTGGAGCTGGTCCTTCTGGAGGTGCAGGTGGCACTTCATCTTTTGGTTCATTAGCTTCTGCGACTGGTGGTGGTGGTGGTGGAGGTAATGCATCTAACAACCGAACTGGCGGGACTGGCGGTGCTGGTTCTGCTGGAACTCTGCAATTTTTTGGTAATGGTGGCGGCATTGGAGGTCCAGGATCGGGTGGTCAAGCTGGACATGGTGGAGGATCATTTTTTGGTGGTGGCGCAAATAGCTCAAATAATTTTCCAGCACCTACTGGACAAAATTATGGTGGCGGCGGTGCTGGATCGAATGCATCAAATGGTGGTGGTAGTGCTGGTAGTAATGGTGTTGTAGTCGTAGAATATTAATAAGGAAAAATTATGAAAGAAGCATTAATAAGTCCAAGTGAACCTAGAGAAACAGGTTATCGTGTTGCTGAAGTGGTAGATCAACATCAAACTTTTGAAGTTGGACAACCATTATTTTGGGTTGAATGCGAAGATAATGTTGTTGCAGATTTATTTTGGTATGATCCACAAACTCAAACTATTGAACCTAATACACCTCATATTCCAAGCGCTGAAGAAAATAAACAAACTGCCATTGGATTATTACAAGAAACAGATTGGGCTACAATAGCAGATGTATCCGATCCAAATTTGAGTAATCCTTACTTATCTAATGCAAAAGAATTTATTGATTATAGAAATTTAATTAGACCATATACAATTAATCCTGTCGCTGGTATTATTAATTGGCCTACTAAACCTGAACCTATTTGGATTACAAAATAAAAAAATAAAATATGAATACAATACAAGAGTTTCAAGATAAAGGTTATGTTCAATTAAAAGATTTTTTACCTAAACATACTTGTCAAGAATTAACTGACGAATTAAAGCGTTTAGTTAAAGAACAAAAAACAATTAATGATCCACAATGTCCATTATCTCAAGCTATTCATGGTGCATTAGCTTTTGACAAATTATTAGAATATTGCCTACCTTATTTTGAACAAGCATCAGGTCTTAAACTTTACCCCACATATTCTTATGCTCGCCTTTACAATCAACAAGGTGAGGAATTAAAAAATCATAGAGATAGACCAGCTTGCGAAATATCAGCGACAATTACATTAGATTTTGAAGGTGATGTATGGCCTATTTATATGGGCGACTATGAAAATAAAACTAATGGCACAAAAATTCATATGAATATTGGTGATGCCGTTATGTATCGTGGTTGCGATAAATGGCATTGGCGCGAACCTTATGTTGAAGGACAATCTCAAGCCCAAGTATTTTTGCATTATGTTGATGCTAATGGTCCTCATGCTGAATGGAAATATGATAAGCGTGAATCATTAGGTATTAGCAAAACAAAACCTACAAATCAACAATTTGATGTAGCTTATGTAATTAAAAATGGTGTTTCTCATAGCTTTTGTGATAATTTAATTAAAGAATATTCAAAAGATGAAACAGAAAAAGAACAACCATTTATTGGTGAAGGTCGCGATCCTATTAATAATATAAATCTTGATATTAGAAATGTATTAAGAGTAATACTTCCTCAAAATCAAGGCATAGGTGCAACACTTACTTCATGCGGCTTAAATATTAATCATCAATTTTGGCAATATAATATTACGCATTCTAATCAAACTGAATTTTTAATGTATGATGTAAATGGTAAATATGAAGCTCATGTTGATACATTTCATAAACATGGAAATGAAACAAGAAAATTAACTTGTTTAGCAATCCTTAATGACGATTTTGAAGGTGGAAAGTTTTATATTATGAATAGCCATGAAAAAATATATCCGCCACAAGAAAAAGGCAACATTATTGTATTTCCCTCTTTTATGGTGCATGGCGTAGAGCCTGTAACAAAAGGAAAAAGATTTACAGTAGTTACATGGTTAGTAGGCCCATATTTTAAATAATTGTGGTAAAATAATTTATCAATAAGATAAGACCATCCGCGTTCTGTAAGCATATAGGCGCGTTATTAACCTAGTGAGGAAAACATGGCTATCTTTAATAAAAATACCCTTCAACAAGTATCAGGCTTTGATAATGAAATTATTGCAGGCGAGCTTGTTTATAATCAAAAAACCTTTTGGAATTTAGCATTTAACAATGGCGGATCACCTGTCAATCTTACAGGCGCTACTATTGATGCTACAATCATTCGCAGACAATTAAGCAATATTCGCGATAGTCGTTATGGCCTTACTTTTGACATAGCTGATTACACTCCAACTCCAACACCCGTTGCATTAACCATTTCAAATCGAGTAAATGCATCAGGCACATTTACTTTAGAAATTGACGAATCTACATGGTCAGTTATTTCTACTGATCCTCAATTAGATATTAATGCTGAAAACTGCGTAGGCTTTTCAGGTCGAATTAAAATTTCATTTCCATCTTCAGGAACAACACCCGCTCAAGATATGATTATATTTTTATTATTCCTAGTAAGATCAGACGGCGTGGTAAATTAATATGGCTAATTATTCTATTGATGTTATTGATAGCAACAATATAAATGTTGAAGTAACACCTACTGCTTTAACTGAAATTACTATTGATCGTGGCGTTATGGGCGCTTCAGGTTTTTCAGGTTATTCAGGATACAGCGGATATAGTGGTTACAGCGGAAGTGGCACAAGCGGTTTTAGCGGCATAAGTGGCTATTCAGGCTATTCAGGTATTAGTGGTTTTTCAGGCGAAAGTGGCGCATCAGGTTATTCAGGCATATCAGGTTTTTCAGGTATATCAGGATATTCAGGTATATCAGGCTATTCAGGCCATTCAGGCATAAGCGGATATAGCGGTGATAGTGGTATATCAGGCTACAGCGGATTTAGCGGTATATCAGGTTACAGCGGCATTGATGGCCAATCAGGCTATAGTGGCATAAGTGGCTATAGTGGATGGTCAGGCATATCAGGTTATAGTGGCATTAGTGGCTGGTCAGGCGATTCAGGCATTAGCGGCTATAGTGGCGCTAGCGGTATTAGTGGCTATAGCGGAGCGAGTGGTATTAGCGGCTATAGTGGCGATTCAGGTATAAGCGGTTTCAGCGGTGATTCAGGTATATCAGGCTTTAGTGGCTATAGTGGTATCAGCGGTTATTCAGGTGATAGCGGTATAAGTGGCTTCAGCGGATTTTCAGGTATCAATGGATTAAGCGGTTATTCAGGTCAAGATGGCCAATCAGGTTTGTCAGGTTTTAGTGGCTTTAGTGGTGAAGTCGGCTTATCAGGATTAAGTGGCTTTAGTGGTTTTAGCGGTGAATCAGGCTTTAGCGGTTTTAGCGGTGCAATAGGTCAATCAGGTTTTTCAGGTTATAGCGGTTTTAGTGGCACACCTGGATCATCATCAAGCTTTTTTGAATATGATGCTAACACTACATCAACTTCAGGCTATCCAGGCAACGGCTTTATTACTTGGAATAATGCAACTCAAACAAGTGCAACTGCAATTAACATTTCTCATTTAACCAAACAAAATGTAGATATAGATGTTTATTTAGCATTATTAAAAGTTACCGAACAATTTATTATTCAAGATGCAACATCAAGTGCTAACTCTCAAACTTGGGAAATTAATGGAACACCAGTTCATTATAATCCAGGCACATCCACATCTTATTGGGAATATCCTGTAACTTTAATTTCAAGTGTCGGCACAGGCACTACAGGCTTTTCTAATAACCATGATTTAATATTTGCACTTGTTAATGGTGTATCAGGCTTTAGCGGCTACAGCGGTTTTAGTGGTTATAGTGGCTTTAGTGGCGAATCAGGTTATAGCGGTATATCAGGATATAGCGGACAACAAGGCCCACAAGGTTTAAGTGGCTATAGCGGTTATAGCGGATATAGTGGTGAACAAGGCTTAAGTGGCTTTAGTGGCATCAATGGTGCTTCAGGTATATCGGGTTTTAGTGGTGCTAATGGCGCAAGCGGTTTTAGTGGTTATAGTGGCTATAGTGGTTATAGTGGTGAGCAAGGTATTAGCGGATTTAGTGGCTATAGCGGCGCTCAAGGTGCGCAAGGCGTTAGTGGTTTTTCAGGATATTCAGGTCAATCAGGTTATTCAGGATTTAGTGGTATCGATGGCGCAAGTGGCTTTAGCGGATATAGTGGTGCTGTAGGCGCTAGTGGTATAAGCGGTTATAGTGGCTATAGCGGTGAAGTTGGCGCAAGTGGACTATCAGGTTTTAGCGGTGCTACTGGAGCTTCAGGTTTATCAGGATTTAGCGGTGCATCAGGTTTGTCAGGATTTAGCGGAGCTACAGGCGCTAGTGGATTGTCAGGATTTAGTGGCGCTCAAGGTGTAAGTGGTTTATCAGGCTTTAGTGGATTTAGCGGATATTCAGGTAGTGGTATTAGTGGCTTTTCAGGTTATAGTGGATATAGTGGCGTAGCTCCAAATGCTACTTATACTAGAACTCAATACACAGCAACGGCTGGTCAAACTGTATTTACAGTTAATTATACAGTTGGCTTTTTAGAAGTATATCAAAACGGAACATTCTTAAGATTAGGTTTAGATTATACTGCTACTAATGGCACTTCATTTACTTTAGCATCAGCCGCTACTTTAAATGATGTTGTTGAAGCTATTGCTTATAACACAGTTAATATTGGCACACCTACAATGGTGTATGATGCCTTTACCGCAACTGCTAGTCAAACAACATTTACTACTTCACAAACTTATACAAGTGGAAAGATTCAAGTTTCAATAAATGGTGTTATACTTGTTAATGCAAGCGATGTTACAGTTACAAGTGGAAGCCAATTTGTATTAGCAAGTGGCGCAACATTAAATGATAGGGTGCTAGCAATTTATCCAGTATAAAGGATTAACATGAATAAGATAACACAAGAGGTTTTGGACTACTTAAAAGAGTATGATCCAAATCATTATAGATTTTTACTTACAAATAATTATGAACGAGCGGTTTTTTTAAAAGGCGATCCAGTTTACCCTAGAGAAGCCACTCGTTATCTATGGGCTAACCGCAATCTATTAGGCAAGAACATTCTTGAAATAGGTTGCTCTACAGGTTACGGCTCTCAATTCCTTCCCAATGATTCAAACTATATAGGATTAGATTATGATCCTCTTATTATTAGTGTCGCACGCGAACAGGAATGGGGCTTAAACACATCTTTTACTAACGCTGATATAAATACCTATCCTTTAGCACAATATGACACCATAATCGCTTTTGAGCTTATTGAACATCTTAATAATGGTCTTGAAATAGCTCAAATGCTAAAGAATCATTGTAGAAGGCTTTTATTAACTACACCACACAATGAGCCAGTTGGATTTTGGGGCGAGCATCATAAGCTTCATGGCTTAAACGAATCACACTTTCCCGACTTTCAATATAACTATATTAACGAACATGGTTACATTTCAGAAACTTTGCCCGAAGTTAATGACAAAAATAGATTTAATCTTATGATTATGAGGTGGGATCGTGGATAAAGTTCTTTGCTCAATAGCCACTCGCGGTCGTTACCAAACTACTTTACCTTTAACGCTTAACTCTATAATTAATCAGACAAAAAAGGTAGATAAGCTAGTCATTTTTGATGATAATGACGAGCCACAAGATATGAGAAAAGAGCTAGTTTATAGTTACTTTTTTCAAATGCTTTCCATTAAAGGCATTGCTTGGGAATGGGTTTATGCTGGCAAACAAGGTCAGCACTATATTCATCAAATGGCAAATACAATGGGCTATGATTGGGTATGGCGCGTTGATGATGATGCAATACCCGAACCCAATGTTTTACAAAATCTTTTTAATTACACTCATAAAAATGTAGGCGCAATAGGTGGCGCAATATTAACACCGCCATTGCAATTTCAAGATCAAAAACCTACAGGAAAAATAGAGTTAATTAATAGAGAACCGAACATTCAATGGTCATTTATTAACAAGGTAAAAGAAGTTGAGCATTTACATTGTTCTTTTCTTTATCGCGCTGGTGTCCATGATTATCATTTAGGACTTTCAAGAGTAGCACATCGAGAGGAAACATTATTTACTTATGGGCTATTTAAAAAAGGATATAAAATTCTTGCAGTTCCTAATGCTAATACTTGGCATTTAAAAAATCCTAATGGCGGTATTCGATCCGAAACAAATCAACAACTTTATAATCAAGATGAAACTGTATTTAATAATTTAATTAATTACAGCGACAAAACAATTGTAATCTTAATTGGCGGCATGGGTGATCATATTGTATTTACTCATGTATTGCCTGAAATTAAAAACCCTGAAATATTTACTTGCTTTCCTGAAATAGTG